CTCTAATACTTGAACACCTTCTGCTGTTTCACACATCCGCTCAACGGCAGTCATATGTTCTTGTGGAAAGAATTGATTTGCAAATAAGCTAACAGATTCAATCCTAGCGTTTGCATTATCACCAAGCTTTCCAACTTCAGCATCATAGTCTGGTACGTCTGAATTTACAGCATCCATGTAAATCTTAATGCCTTCAGCAAATTCGTCTTGGCTCATGCCGTTTTCAAAAGCATGATCAGCCCACCAGTTAAGAAGGGGATTCTCTGGTGCTAACGCTTCATCAATTCCTTCAGGGAGGATATAATCCCCTTTATCTGCTGGACGATTTGCGTAAGCTTCCTTTTCAATTTCTTCCATAAAAGATTTACGGAAATCCTCTTCCTTCTGACCCAATTTAGATTCCAAAGATGAGTAAGCACTTGCTAAATCCTCTGCTGTTGTAAATTTTTCTGGTAGCCACTCTGGTCTTTCAACTGATGCTGATGACTCTTGAGCAACTTCTTCTTGCATTACTTCGGCATTTGATTCCTGATTATCCATTTGATTTTACCTTATGTCCTGATGCAATTCGTTTTTCAATAAGGGCAACAAGAAACCTCATCCCCTCTAAGTGGCGCAACTCTGCATCACTAATGTTAGCCCCACTTACTGCCTCTATAGTTACTGAACGCAAATAACGCAAGATCTCTTGTCCTGTTGGTGTAGAGAACAAGCTTGCAAAGTTTTGATTTATTTTGTCGTCTTCTTGTTTATTTCTGGTAAAGCCATCAATGCTAATAAAATTAGGCTTGCTCATCAGGCATCATCCCCTGTTGCATCATTTGTTGTTGTTGAGCATATTGCTGTGCGGCGGCAACAATCTGCTGTCGCTCTTCAAGATCACGAATAAGTTTGTCTGGAACACCAAACTTCTTAGCTAAGTAAGCCGCAGTTTCCTCAGAGTTAATCAAAAGATTGGTAATCTCTGGCCCAAATCTACCTTGCACAAGCTCAAGGAATCGCGCAACCGAAGTAATATCTTCATTCGCCTGAGCCTGTGCAAGAGGGGAAACTGATCTAACTTTAACTTCTCTGCCATTAATTGTTGGCAATTCAATACGCCCTTGCTTCTTGAGAATATAAACTACACGTTGAAGAACAGGCTGTACCAACTCAGCTTGGAGTCTTCCAAAAGCACTACCAATCCTTCGTGACAAGTCGGCCATACGTTCTGCAACCTCTGTTGCAGTTGCTGGAGTTCTGTCAGGATTACCAAGCATATCATTATACAAAGCCCTTTTAATGTTAAGGCGCATATCTGATAGCACCAGATTTGCAACATCAAAAGAACCAGCCGCACGAATTGGCTCTAGGCCACGGCTATTAGGGGCTTTTGGAATGACAGTTCCAGGGACTAAGTTAATAGTATCGGGATTAACTACGCCGTCATCTTCCATTTGGTAGATGCCAGAGATAGCCATCTGTGCATTCTCAAGAATAAGTTCAATGGTAAGATTAGTTGTTTTAATTGCTGATAGAGCATTGATAAGTGGGCCACGCCCATAGATCTCACCAGCACACTTAGACCAACGGAAAGGAACATAAGGATTAGAACCAACGCCCCTGTATTGTTCTTGTACCAGCACATCGCCAGTCTGCATTTCAATAGCATAAAATAAATGCGCTTCTTCATTCTTCTTTGAATAATCACGGCAAACAACTTCCAACACAGTACATTTACTATTTGGTGAGGTTTGCGCCATTGTTTTTAGTTTGTCTGAGATAATAGCTTTTGGATAAAGAATATTAATTTCATTTGCCCTAACCTTACGCTCACGATAAACGTGGTCGATGCGGTCATCAGGGCCAACATCCAGCACAACGTGCGGCAAAGGAATAGCTGAGAAGTTGACAGGATTAATAGCATTGCCTTCTGATATATGAAGAACACCTGTGCCAACAGCTAAATCTAAAAAGGATTCATGTATTTCCTGACCGAAGTTAGAGTTTTGAATTACCTCAAACACATAGTCAGTTACTTCATCAAGGTCATTGTCAACAGCATCTCTTTGTTCTGGTGGTACTTCACTTCCAGAAGTAAAGTCAGCCCATCGTGCAAAGTTAGGAACAAGACCTTGTTGCAAGCGTGAAGCAAACTCTTGAACGCCAACAACAGCAGTCTCATCAAAGATCTTATCGTCACGCCTCTGACCAATAGCCTCAGCATAAAAAGATTCTCTTTGCGGCAGAGCGTATTCATAACACTCTTCAAACAAAGGAATAAAGTTTTCCCTTAATGTTTTGGCGGCTTGATACTTTGCAATATACATCTTAGCAATGTTAGATGTATTTTGCGGAAGAGGTAAATCATTAGATACAATCATTTTTTATACTCGTTGTAAAAGCCCATGCCGCCGCCACTGCTTGTAATTAAGGAACGCCTACCAGTGCCGCCTCTAATTCCAGATACTCTACGCTCAAGAGCCTCTTGTCTTATAGCCTTACGCTCTGCTTCAGCTTTTGCAGTATCTTCTTCTCTTTGTGCTTTAACAGCAGGATCTTCTGCTGGTGGTTTTGAGCCGCCAAAAATACACATAATTACCTCACATTCTAGCCCACAAGCCCTGCCGTCTTGACCTTTTAGGGCTACGATCAAAAACATCAAAGCCTTTCTTTGCGTTAAAAGCAGAGAGTGGCTTTTGATTACTCATCAATTGTCTTCCTTCTCCAGCACCTAGCATAAGATACTGCAAAGCATCATGAACATGAGAATACATATTTTTTTCTGGTTTGTCATCAAACCTTTCACCAGATACCTGTAACCTCTTGTAAGAGTACCCACCCTCAAATCCTTTAATCAAAGTTGGGCAACGCCTATCAATCAAGAATGCTGGTTTACCTTCTACCATTTTATTGAGGCAAGAGCTAACAGATTCTAATCTAAGATCAACAGAGTTACTAGGTGCTGGCGTTGCTCTTAACCCAGCCCCTCTTAATATCTGAAACGGCGTTGACTCATCTGTTTGTGCGCGGAAGTCACCAGCAGGGTCGCCATAAATATGCACATCAAGATTAGCAAAGCGTGTTGCAATCTCTTGTCTAAGCATCTCAGCAAATCTAACAATGCCCATATCAATCGCAACAATTTCAGATTGAATAAGCCAACGCCCTCGAACCTTTTGCCCAAAGACAGCCGCAGGAGTTAATCCAAAGTCAATACCAATATACAATGGAACGCCATCAGCAATTGGTATTTCTTCTTTTGCAATGTGAGTGTCAGCAACAAAACTAGGATACACAGGCTTACCCTCTTGAATAGTGCCGAGTCTATTCATTACATAGACATCAATCCAACTCTTTGTCTTACCACGAATAAGATTTGGATAATAGGTTTGAAGCATATGTTTTTTGTTTTCAGCAGACTTGTTTGGCACATAATCTAAAATGCCACCATCCTCATCAGTCTCCTCTATCATCCCTGCTGGTTGAACATAGAAGTTCCAGTTGTCAGGCTTAACAAGCATTCTTGCTTGCTCAATAGGAATGTGATCGGGAATAGGAACTTCGCCAGACATAATAGGCCACCAGTGATCTTCTTCTGGTGCGTTGGTATCTGCAATAACACCAGACCAACTAGGGCCGCCCTCTCTCATAGAGGGGAAACGACCAACACGCATAGTACACGCATCAATAATTGACTTGGGGACTTCCCTTGCCTCGTTAATCCAAATGCCAGTTAATTCAAGAGACAAAAGTTTCTTGACATCTTCTGGTCTATCAAGGGCAAGGAAGATAACCTCAAGATCAATGTCAGCTTTTTTAATGTGGTGAGTATAAGGAACAGACCAATGAAACTTACCCCAGTCGTTCTCAGGAAACCAGTCAAGCCAAGTCTTAATGGTGGTTGTTCTAAGCTGTGGGTTGGTATTTCTTATGATAGCCCATCGACTACGGCGAACACCATCAGCATTCTTTTGTTGTTGCAAAGCGCGGCGAAAGACCTCGATGCAACAACCTACTGACTTTCCAGAACCAACTGGGCCACGAATACCCCGAAAGAACGAATCATCTTTAAGAAACGATTTAAGAACTTCGCCATCTGGTTTATACTTAAAGTTGGTCAACCCTGTGATCCGTTCCGAACTTAATCATACGTTCAACAACCTCAGGGCCAATAACGGAAATAACTTTGTCAGCCTCTCGGTCTGTGCAAAACTCTTCTGGATGGTGAGCAAGGTGTACCTTCTTTACTATTGTGCGAAGCATATCTCGCTCTTTGCTATTAAGTGTGTGTAAGAAACTCATCGGTATTGCTTTGTCTTTTTAGCCACATCTTCTGGCTGTTTAGCAAATTGTTTACCCTTGCGCAAGGCGGCGCGTTTAGCGCGAGTGCTTCTTGTATATTCTTCAGCAGACAAACCTTTAATAGCTTTCTCAGGAAGGTAACGCTCACCTGTTGCCTTAGGGCCTTGGGTGCTAGGTTTGCCAGACTTTGTGCGCCACTTCTGTTTTGTCCAAGCGCGAAGAGATTTCTGTGAAGGTGCGAGTGCCATTAATTCATACTGCCCTTAAATCTTTTGTAATAACTATTAATAGAATTAAAATCCATTTGACCCGCCTTACTTTCACTCAAACCTTTACTACTTAGATAGTCAATAAAAGATTGAGCCTCAGAACCTGATAGGCTACTAATCAAATCCTTACCCAACAAAAAAGAACCCATATCAAGGTTGTTACTACTGGTTTTTTTAATAAGTGTTTTGCTTTTAAATTTCTTAGGCTGTTTCATTATACATTTATACCATTACTAAGGGGATGTATATTCGTATATTTACGAAGTATAGCCGCCACCAGCTTTCTTGTACAACATAGCAAGGCGTTGTGCTTTCCTTGCTGACCATTGCCCAGCCTTGCCACCCTTGGCTTCAGCCTTGACCTTTTCAAACAAACGCTTGCGCATAACAGGTTTGGTATAGTTTCCAGCCGCATTAACCGCCATCTTGAATCCTCGGAGTCAACTTCTTCTTGCCCTTCGTAGAACGGCGTGTCGCTGGATAATCATGTTTCTTCTCAACAACAGGTGCTGGCTCTTCAGCAACCTTTAGCACTCTAACGGAGTCAGGCGTAAATGTTGCACCAGTCATCAACCGCCCATCAGGAAGCTTGACAACTGGGCCTTGGTACACCTTGCCATCGCGTGTATGGTACATCATGCCTTTGCCTTCATAATCTTTTTCTTCAAAGCATCAGGCAATGTCTTCTGCTTTCCAGTTAAAAGAGTCTTCTTCTTTGGTGGGCGACCCACCTTTGAACCATAAGTTCCTTTTCCCATAGGCATTATTTATCTCCTTCTTTGTTGCTTAAACCATTCAATAGCTAATCTTTT